AAGTTAAAGATGCTATCAATTCACTTTCCGAAGGTACTAAAGGGGATATTGATAAGGCAACCAAAGAAGTTGAAGCAGCAATGAAGCGCCAAGGCTATACGGATGAACAAATCGCAGAAATGAAGTCTCGTGGTGAGAAAGCAAAGAATACTGTTCAAGCTGCAGCGAGTGACATTTCTCAAGTTTATGTTAACGCCAATAAAAGAGATGTAAGAAATCGTGCATTAACCGTAGATGAGCAGGCTCGTGTAAGTTCTAATATGAAAGTCATTTTTGAATCAGAAGCTAATGCGCTTAAAATAACAGGTGATAAAAAGAATACATTGATGAAGGCTCTAAACGGAGAATTCAATAATATGTCTAAATCTCAAGCACAGCAGGTTGTTAATGACATGAGGGGAATGAGAGAACAGGCAAATAAAGAGTATGATCAACAAACTTCGGATTTGAAGACTTTGTTGGATGATCAAATTATTACTAAGCAAACTTACAACGAACGAATGGCCGCAGCAGAACAGGAGAGAAAAGAAAAACTAGAGCGATATGGAGTAGCTGTTGCTAAGGCTGAGGATGTGATTAGAGGTAATCTTAAATTAGGTGAAGCTGGTTATAAAGAATGGCGTGAAAATGCGGAAGCAGAAATGGGTCTATATGGAGAATCATTTGATGAAGCTTTAGCTAAAGCTGGTGATGCTAGCAAGAAGTTAGGGGATAATGGTAAACTTCTAGCAAAATATACCACAGATATGTCAGATGATTCCAAAAAAGCAAATGATGCATGGAATAGTATAATTTTTGACCCTAAAACTGGGGAAATCAAAACTAATGCTCCCGAAGTTATTTCTGAAGCAGTTAAATCTAAAGAAGGTTGGGATAATATGCAGTTCATCTTGAAGAACGCTAATTTAACAACTAATGCCAGATTTACAGTCGCAGAAGCTTTGATTGCTAGTGGTCAATGGGACCAACTTTCCCCTGAACAAAAAAATCTAGTTGTTAACAATCAACAAGGACTACTTGCCATTGCTGACAGTAGACAAAACATGAAAATTTGGAATGAAATGCCAGATTCTGTTAAGAAAATTCTTGGTGATAATAAAGATTTCTTACAAAACAAAGAAACTGCCCAACAAGCTTTGACTGGTTGGAATACTCTTCCTGCTCAAACTAAAAAGTTATTGGGGAATGATACAGACTTTTTAAGTAAAAAAGGAAATGTTACTCAAGCATTGAATTCATGGAACTCTATGCCGGAGAATGTAAAAAAACTTTTAGGTAATGATGTTGATTTTCAAAATAAAAAAGGGGCGGCTGCTAATGCATTGAAAGCATGGGATGCGATGCCAGAGAATGTTAAGAAGATGTTTGCAGATAATGCAAGTGTTCTAAGCGCAAAATCTGGTGCTACTAATGCAATATTACAATGGAACTCTTTACCAACTGCTTCAAAAAATTTATTGGCAAACAATAATACAGGTCCTGGAGTTAATAGCGCTGCGGCTACAATTGCATCACTTCAGGGAAAGACAGTGGGGCTTGATGCCAATGACGAGTCGGCCAGAAGAACTTTTAATGCGTTTATGAATCTACCAGCTTCAAAGACAATTAGTATTATTGCAAATACGTCAAAAAATGCTACAGGTACAAATTATTTTGAAGGTGGGCTAGCAACAGTCAATGACCAAAAAGGTTCGCTTTATAAAGAATTGATTACTCTGCCTACAGGTCATAGCTTTATTCCAGAGGGGCGTGATGTGACCATGCCACTTCCAAGAGGAACTAAGATTTTAAAGGCAAGTAAAACAGCCAGAATGTTTCCAGAAATTCCAAAGTTTGCACAAGGAATTGGTAGTATTCCAACTAACGCTAGATTCTTGCAAGATGTTAGAAGCGTTAATGAGAAACTTGAGGTGTCATTCCCACAAAATAATGTAGGAGTCAATTCATCGCAACTTTCAATTATCATTTCATTATTGCAAGAGTTGGTTTCTAAAGAGCCATTAGTTCTAAAAGAGGGAACTCGAAATAACATGCCAACGGTACGAGAAAAGAACCATGCTTTGAATCAGCTCCAACAAGAGTTAGGATATCTATTTTCAAATAATTAGGAGGTAATAATGAATCTATCTTATAAGCAAAGTGTCGAAATTTCAAAAAAAGAAAAAGTAAATCGTTGGGGAGAACCAGTATATGGGGAAAAGGTTGTTTATAACAACATCGAGCTAGAGAAACAGCCAATTTTTCAAACGGTGGGAGGGAGAAGAGAGGTCAAACAAAAGGCAATTTTAACTATTTTTGAACCTCAAATCATTCCTGTTTCTACGACAAATGAAGAATGGGAAGGGGCTCGTGTAATTGACGAAGATCATAATGTGTTTTATGTTGAGGGGTATGAACCAAAGTATGATGAAAATAATAATCTTATTAAACATCAATTGAATTTATTAGAAGGGAGATATTGATGGTTGCTGCTGATGAAGAAAAAATTACCTATACCAATGAAAATGGTGGAATGGTAATCATGACAAAGGAGCGTCCGTTCTTTTTACTTGATAAAACAGGTTTTGGAGCAGTAAATAATACTATTAATAGTGAAAAAATGTATGGTATGGACGGAGAACATGAAAATGATGAAGCTCTTGATCCACGAACTTTAACTATCACTCTCTTAGTTTATGGTAAAAATCCTAAAGATGATAACAAACTCCAACGTACCTTGCTCAATGTATTTAATCCTAAACTAAAAGGGGTTTTAACTTATGAGTCCTATGGTAAAAGTTATGAAATAGATGTTCGGATAACGAAAGGGTGGGAGAGTGAATTTGACGAAAAAAGTCACACAAATCAAAGTACTCTTTCATTCTTTGCTGCTAATCCATTATGGAGAGACATTTCAAGTGATTCTTACGTTGTTCAAATGGGACAAACGACTAACTTGTTTAGCTTTCCTCTAGCAATTACGGATGATTTTAAGTTTGCTACAGTAGATGTAGGAAAAGAAGTAGCTGTGATAAATCCAGGGCATGTTGCGGTTGGTTTAGAGTTAAATATTACTTGTACGGCAGAAGTTGTTAATCCTAGATTATTTAATCCTTATACTGAAGAATATTTCGCCTTTAGTAATACATTCAAGGGAGGGGATACAATTTATCTCAATACAAACGAAGGTAAAAAACAAGTATTAATAAATGGAGAAAATGGTTTCTTTAAACGAAAGTTAGGTTCTACATTTATGCAAATTAGCAACTTAGAAACGAATTATTTCATTTTACAGGCGGATAGTGGAATTGAGAATATGGTTGCAAAAATGAACTACTATCCACTGTTAACGGGGGTATGTTGATGGTCATTCAAAGAGATTTGACAGTTGAGATTTTCAACAGGAATTTAGATTATACATATTCTTCAGTCGGGATACTTGACCAACTTAAAAGCTGCATTATCAACTGGAGAGCATTTAACTTTGATGTTTTTCAATTAACCTTGCCTTTAAATTCAAATGCTATTCCCTATTTGAAATCAGATAACATCTTTTCAATTAACGACTCCTATTTTTATATTGATTCTATTAGCTATGATAGCAAGCAATCTAATCTAATGACCGTAAAAGGGAAGAGCCTTTTAGGTAAAGCAACAAAGAGAATTGTTATTCCAATGTATGCTACCAATTCAGCTAAACCTGAAAAAATTATGTTTGATCTCATCAATAAGAATATGATTGATACTGTAATGGATAGAAAGATATCTTTTGTAAGTATTCAGAATCCACCAGACTTTGGATTAACTGCTATTTCTTATCAAAACTCCTATGGAAATGTTGCTGAAGAAATTGCTTCATTTGCTGAAGGAAATAGTATTTGTATTAAAGAGGTTCAGACAAACTTAGAAACTCCTGCCTCTCAAATTCAATTTTATAAAGGTAGAAATCTAAGCGGTGATGGCGGTGTTGAATTCAGCTTGGATGATGAGGGATTGAAATCAGAAAGTTTAACGCGTGATATTTCTGATTTTTATAATGTAGCTTATATCTTTGGAGAAGGAGAAGGAAGTAAAAGAAAGTCAGTTATAGCTACAAAGCTTCCTAGCGGTAAACCTAAAGGAGAAGAAGTCAATGAAATTTACATTGATGCGCGTGACTTGCAACAAACTTATACTGATGATTCAGGAAAAGAAGTAACCTTAACTGATGATCAGTATAAAGCTCAGTTACTCCAGAGGGGGGAACAAGCTTTAACTGATCATGCTGAAGTCATTCAGATTGGAGGAGA